AACCCTGACAATCACAGAATATGGTAACGCTGTTCCTTATTCTGGCAAGCTGGAAGCCCTGGCCCAACACACCGTCCGGAAGCCCGTCATGCGGGCGCTACGCCGTGACGCCACCAAAGCCTTCGACATTGCCGCTCATGCCCAGTTTGATAACTGTGCGCTGCGTGTTGTCGGTACTACCACTGCCGCGGTTGCTTTAACGACTGACGGTACTGCCACTGCGACCAATAGTGTCGCGTTTGGCAAATTGCATGTGAACGCCATTGTCGATTTGATGAAGGAACGGGATATCCCGGCCTACGTCAATGAAGACTACTATGCCATTTCGCATCCCACGACTATCCGTGCCATGAAACAGGATCTGGAGTCTGTTTACCAGTATGTAAACGAAGGCTTCCAGATGATCCTCAATGGTGAGATCGGACGTTATGACAACATGCGCTTTACGGAACAGACTCACATTCCGAAAGGTGGTGCGGCAGATGCTACGCTCTTCGACCCCGAAACCCGAACCGCTGAAGCCTGGGACAATGCTTTGTCCAGTTGGATCTACTTCTGTGGTGAGGATACGGTGGCTGAAGGGATCGCCATTCCTGAAGAAGTACGCGCCAAGATGCCGACTGATTACGGCCGGTCTAAAGGTGTCGCCTGGTATTACATCGGCGGCTTTGGGATTGTTCACACTACCGCTAACCCGGCTGATGGCCGGATTGTGAAGTGGGATTCCGCTTCCTAAACGCATACGGGACCTTCCCCCCGTTACTGAATTTGTAGGTTTGACTGGGAGGTAGTCAAATCGAGGATAAGACGATGACCAGAAGCGTAGCTTATGACCATCCGAATTGTATAGTTCGACGGGAAGACAAGATCAACAATGTCACTGGTGTTGCCAGTGCGACATTTCAAAAGATCATGTTTTACCAAAAAGCAAAACTGAAAGCTGTTCATTCCCTGGTTATCACCGCGGGCACCAACGCGGCTGCAGGGGTGGACGTTTACGTGGGGACCACATCAGTAGGGGCATTGGTACACGGCACTGACACTGCCGGCGCCACCAATACATCCGGTGTTATTGATGCGGAAATCCCGGCGAATAGCTTTGTAGACCTGCGAGGAAAGGCCACTTCTGCCACGATGGTCAATTCCTATGTGCTGGAATATGAAGTTCTGCCTGACGCAGTACATACCTAACCATTAGGGGGCTCAGGCCCCCTCTTTTTAAGGAGCTACCCTCATGGCGCTGAATAAAACGAAACCTTTTGGAGAAATATGGGGCGGCGATCTGCCGTACAAGTACATGCAGGATAATAAGTTTTTCAACGAAGCCGGCAAGGAAGTCACGGAAAAAGGCGAATTGTTGGAAGTTCACAAGAAACCTGGACCCAAGCCAAAGGGCGACTGATGGTGCATTCCGAGGTCAGCCTGGCAAATATCCGCATTTTACGGGATTACGCTGAAATAGCCCCGGATGGCGCCTTTGTTGAAATCGGGGTCTATCAGGGCGGCACGGCGGTCTGGTTGGCGGAAATTGCCGACTACCGGGATAGTCCGTTGTATCTCTATGACACCTTCGAGGGCATGCCCTTTGCGGGACCGCTTGACGGTATTCCAGCTGGGGCGTTTTCAGAGACTTCGCTTGATCAGGTTAAAACCCTTCTACCGAGGGCGCACCTTGTCCCAGGGGTCTTTCCGGATAGTTTAATTGACATGCCGCCCGTGAGTTTTGTCCATGCCGACTGTGACCAGTATGAGAGCGTCAAGGCCGTGATAGATGTGATGCCCTCGCGCATGGTGGAAAACGGAGTGATATATTTTGATGATTACGGTTCGCTCCAGGGGGCTACGCAGGCAGTAGAAGAAGCGGGGGACTACGTTGTACTACCCAACGGAAAGGCAATTATGAGGATTACCCATGTGGCGCATTAACGATCCGCAGGGTCAAGAGGCCCTGAAGTGCAAATACGATATCGTTCCCTATACCCGAGGTAGAGGGTTGGATATTGGCTGTGGATCGGAGAAAACCTACCCCCATTTTATCGGGGTGGATAACGGTCACCACGCGGAATTCGGTTGGGACATTAACCCGGATATCAGTACCGAGGCCACCGATCTGACCCTGTTTGCTTCCGGGAGTATGGATTTTGTCTTCTCAAGTCACCTGTTAGAACATATCCAGGAGGCCGAAGGGGCGCTAACTGAATGGTGGCGGGTGATTAAACAGGACGGGTATTTAGTCCTTTATCTCCCCCATGGCGACCTTTACCCTCAGGTAGGGACCGAAGGGGCCAATCCTGATCACAAACACAATCTCTGGCCCAAAACGGTGAGAGCCTGGATGAAGCGGATCGGGGGCTGGGATCTGGTTGTCGATGAATTAAGAGACGCCGACTACGGGGAAAATCAGCATGGGAATGAATACTCGTTCCTGCAGGTCTACCGAAAGCGTTCTGACCGTAAACATACTTATTCCTACCAAGACCCCAAGCCTGAGAAAACCGCCTGTGTGGTGCGCTACGGTGGCTTTGGGGACATGCTACAAGCCAGTTCTATCCTGCCCCTCTTGAAAGCTGAGGGCTACCACATCACCCTCATGACCACCCCCAGGGGGGAAGAAATCATTCGACACGATCCCCATGTGGATGATTGCATTTTGCAAGATACCGATCAGGTCCCCATAAACGAATTACGGTATTTCTGGCATGTGTGGGAAAAGAAATTCGACAAATTCATTAATCTGTCGGAATCCGTGGAAACTACCCTGTTAGCCTATCCGGGGACCTCGATTTACAACTTCCCTCAGAAAGTCCGACATAACCTGCTGAACACGAATTATCTGGAGATGACCCACGATATTGCCGGGTTACCCCATGAATTCGGACAGAAGTTCTACGCTACCGAGTTCGAGGAAAAGTGGGCGCTGGAAGAGAAGGCCAAGATGCGAAAGGCCAATAATGGCCCGATCATCATGTGGTCGCTTGCCGGCTCATCCGTACACAAGACCTGGCCGTATCTGGATCAGATTGTCGCTCGACTCATGCTTCACACCAACGCCACTATCGTTATGGTAGGGGATAATTTGTGTCAGATACTGGAACAGGGCTGGGAGAAGGAAGAACGGGTATTGCGTCGATCTGGAGTGTGGTCGATACGGGAATCCCTGACCTTTGCCGCCAAGGCTGCCGATCTGGTCATTGGTACGGAAACGGGGTTATTGAATGCGGTGGGGATGGAAGAGGTAAGAAAAATCATGACCCTCTCCCACAGTTCACATGAGAACCTGTCAAAACACTGGCATAACACCATTGTCTTAGAACCTTCCGTGGACTGCTGGCCCTGTCACCAGATGCACTACAATTTCGATACCTGCCGGCAAGATGAAGATTCCGGGACTTCAGCATGTCAGGCCAGTATTGGGGCAGAGGAAATGTGGGCCGCGATTGAATCCTGGCTCCAAAGTGAGAAACGGAGGCTCGAAGCCTGATGGCCACATCTGGGAATTACAATTTCAGCCTAACCCGGGATGAGTTGATCAAGGCATCATTGCGGAAAATTCGTGTCGCCAAACGGGGGTTTACCCCGGGTGCAGAGGATATAGCGGATGCCAAAGAAGCCCTGAACCTGATTGTCGCGCAGTTTCGAGAGAAGTCCGATGGGTCACCTTCGCTCAAGATGTGGACCCGCAAGAAAGTGGTTTTATTTCTGTCAAATGGTCAGTTTCAGTATTCGCTCGGTCCTACGGGGGATAATGCGGTATTAGAGGATGATCTGGTTACCACTACTTTGACGGCCGCCGCATCCGGCACCAGTCTGACGGTAGCGAGTATCACAGGGATCTCAGATGCGGATTTCGCCGGGGTCTATACCTCAGATGGTGAACTCACTTGGACGACTGTAAACGGAACTCCGACTGGGGTAACCGTTGTAGTCACTGACAGTATTACCGCGGCATCCGGAGCAACCTGTTACTTCTACACTTCAAAACCTCAGAATCCCGTGAGAGTCTTGTTTCAGAACCTGATTGATTCCGATGGCAGCGAAACGCCTTTGGATACCATGGGGGCCGATGATTATTGGGAGATTGGAGACCGGGATGCTTCGGGGACCCCGGGGAACGTCTATATCGAGCGAGGACGGGATATTACCGATTTCTACTTCGATCAGGCGGTGAACGATCCCACCTA